CCCTACCGGTGTTGTTTCCGAAGTCGATCAGTCTATCGGTAAATTATGGGTAACGTTCAATCCAAATGACCCAAACAAGTACATTGTGAACGTGTTCAAGTCTTCGAATTGGATAAGCGCGACGAAACTTGCACCGTCCGGTAGCCCGACCGCCGCGCAGTTGTATCCGGTTGACGTTCCTACTGTAACATATCTTACAAACGGGACCGATGGAACGGCCCCAGGGAGTGTTTCCGAATGGAACGCTATCTATGCGTTGTTCAATAATATCCCGATCCGCGTTATTTCAAACGTCGAAACTTCCGTTACCGATTATCAATCGGCTCTCGAAGCGTATTGTCAGAATCGTACAACGAAAGATAATCCCGTAGCGGTTCTTTGCGGTTCATATGGACTCTCGACGAAAGCGGCTGTCATGGCGGCAGGACAAGTTTTCCAGCGGTCGAATGAAGTTGACGCGGTATACGCTCATAACTGGTTAGGTGTGTCTGACCCGTTTGCGGATTCTCCGACCGCTCCGCGTCGTGCCGTTCCGAATGGTGGACACCTTATGGGATGGATGGTAGCAGGATTCTCTGCTCTGGGTATTCACCAAATACCTGCACAAATCACGTTCCCGCTCAATGGCGTGTTCGAGGTATACGGATACACGGCGGCTGATGATCAAGATCGTACCGACCTTGCGGGAGCCGGCGTCAATGTTATTCAATCACTTTCCGGTCAAGGTATTTGCGTTCGCAATCTGTTTACTCCATCGACCGATCCTGTTTTCCGTTATGCAAACGTTATTTTCATGCGGAACTATATCAAGATATCGGGTGTCGATTCACTCCAGACGTCCGAAAATACGCCTAACACTATCGGACGAGTTCGTGAAGACAGAATGGCAATGCTCCAGTTCATGCACAAACTCTGGAAGCGTGGTTCGACTGGAAACGTCAAAGAGGGCGAAACGTTTGGACAGTATGAAATCGATGACGGAAAAGGAACCGTATCAACGGAATCCGACGCTTACGAGGTGATAGCAGATGCGTCGAATAATCCCGTTGGATTCTTACAGGCGGGGAATCGTAATATTGACGTATATTTCAGCTTCCCTGCCCCATGTGGAAGTTTGCGGATCGGAGTTGGAGTAATCTATCGTGTCCAGTAAGTAAAAGTTTCACGGCGCCGGATTATCACAATTCGGCGCTTATCAAATTAAGGAGAAAACAATATGCAACCGAATAGCATGGCGCAGAAAGTCAAGTTTCTTATGGATGGCGACGAAATACCGGGTCTTGTAAAGCTCGGTGAAATCTCGCTCGAAAAAGGAATGATTGACGTTCCAGGATTCCAGCGTATTTACAAAATAGCAACGGGAGTTACTACGATGCCCGCAATCCCCGCGACGTTTGAAACCAGACGTTCAACTTCGACGAGAAAGATTCTCTCCGACTGGTACAACAAAAACGAACAGCATGATGTAACGATTATATGGTGTGATGCTGGAGGCGTAGAGTTCGCGCGAGACCTTTGGGAAGATGTAGAATGTTCAATTATCAAAAAACCAGAAACGGACCTAGCGAACGTCTCTTATGCTCGACTTGAAGTTACGTTCCTTCCTTACGATATCACGGGAGTAGAATGACATGAAGTTACCAATAGGAGTGGAGCTGGACGGCGCTATTTACACGGATGCAAAAATCCGTCGTGCTGAATCGCTGGTAATTGCAAAGACTACGGAAGAAGCGGAACGAGGAAATCCTTATTCTGCTATTCTTGAATGGAACGTTGGTATTACGGAAAGTCTTTCCGGTGATGCTGGAACGATTGAAGGAGCGGACATACGTCGTGCATTGCGTTTCATGCCGTTTGAATCTTCTTTTGCCCTTGCTTGCTATGGTATGGCAGAAACGAAAAAGGATGATTCGATATCCGGCGAGTATGCGTGTCCGAAATGTGGAAGTATCGTAAAAGCGGAACGTGGCGAATCCGATGGTATTGAGTTCGACGATACCGATCATCTATATGCTCTCGATATCGAAACGCTTGACGATCCGCGTGAAGGTATCGCCTTGACGCTTCAATACCCCGTTGAATTAAAACGACGCGACAGTGGAGATGTAATCGAAACGGTCGAATCTCTTGTTATGGATTGGCCAACTCTTGACCAGGCTATACGCGCAAAACAGAAATGCCCGGACGCTGAAATGCGTATGCAGTTCGCTCTTTATAGTTCTGCATTACGTTCGATCAATGGCAAGACCATTGATGCTTCATGGAAAGCTACTTTTGGAATACGTTTGTTTGAAAAAATGGATGCAGATGATACGGCAGAATTGAATGATATAATGAAACGATATTCGGTCAATGTTACGCGTGAAAGAATCTGCATGAAATGCAAAACGCATTGGGATGCTCCGATTGACCTTAACGGTTTTTTCGCTTCAGGTCTCGGCAAGAAGGCCCATCGTCGCGACCAGGGCTCCCGTGGGCGATAAACGCGATTGACTTTAATCGTGCTACATTGACAACTGAATGCGTTCGGCTTGCAGTAGCGGCTCATATCAGCCCAGAATGGCTTGAAAAATTACCGTGGGATGAATACAATCGCGCTTGGAAAGTGGCAGAGGAGAGTTTGAAAAATGGCGCAAGCGAGTGAGAATGTTTTCAACTTCGATGTTAATCCTTTCCTTGCGGGAATTCAAAAGATCAGCGCCGGTATGGATCGTGTCGAGGGAAACGCTAAAAAGTTTGGTTCTACTATTACAAACTCGGTAAATAAATCTGTTAATGGACTGATTCTAAAGGTTGGCGGTTTAATAGCCGCGTTCAAGGGTGCGGGAGCGGTACTCAAGGAAATGCCGGAAGTTGGACAAGCGTTCGGTTTAGCAAAAGATATATTCCTTAAAAATCTCTTATGGCCATTACGTCAACAGGTTATGCCACTGCTTCAAAAAATGATGGATTGGGTACGAGACAACCGTGCACAGTTTGTTAAATGGGGAGTAGCGATATCAAACGTATTTCGTACAGTTGTCGTTGTAGCAAAAACCCTTTGGGATGTTATGAAACAGCTTGTCGATGTTGTCGCTAATGCTTTTCAGAGAGCATTTAAAACAAACTTCAAGAGTTTCGATGAGTTCGTCAATGTTCTATCGTTCAAAATATCAGCCGTGATTATATTCCTGGGAATGCTTGCGAAAGAAGTGGTAAAAGATTTTAAGCCAGCGTTCGATTGGATCATAGACATGGGAGCAAGCATTATTGACTTCTTTTTGAAGCTCGGTGAAGCATGGGGGACTGCTAACAAAAATGGTGATAGCTTATGGACATTGATGGATAAACTCAAAACAACAATGTCTATTCTTGCCAATGCAGTTAAAGCCGCATGGGAAGGATTCAAAGAAGGGTTCCTTTCATCGTCTATAACTCAAGCGATGACTCCATTAAATAATATGGCTGATACTTTGAATAGACTTTTAGGTATACTTGGTTTGAAAGATACGGAAGGTTTACGCGGTGCATTTAGTGGTCTTGGGTTTGTTTTGGGAACTGTTTTACAAGGTGCTCTTGTTACTGTATCAACAATATTTGATGGTTTAGTAACTACTTTGGGTACTCTAGTTTCTCTGCTAGAAATAATACAGAAACTTGCTACCGGTGACGTTGCAGGAGCATGGAAAAAATTCGGAGAAATCGGAGACGAATGGAAAAAGTTTGGTGCAAGAACGGCAACAAATGCTTCGTCTGTTATACCAGGAGCAAAAAAACATAATGACGTTATCATAACGAAAGACGGACAAGTACATGAAACCGCTCCGGACGATACGTTGATAGCCGCAAAGACTCTTACAGGTGGTAAAAGAGAAACCGCGTCGATTAATATGCCGATAGGTCCTTTTTACGTAACAGTTACTGAAGGTGATGCGGAACAGGCCGGACGGAACTTCGGTTCAGGTCTTGCATATTCATTCAGGAACAACGTTTCAAGCGCCAGGCTTGCGGAGGGTATGTAGTTGCAATTCTCTTCTTCGCTCCCTTGGTTTATGTTTGACCTATACAACAAGCAACTTATTACAAGCGCGACAATTCCAGATGGAATGATTAAAGACTCAAAGGCCGTTATCATTACAGAAACGCCAATCCCAGGTAGGAACTTTCAGCCTATCTCAACCGGTGGAAATGGAAACCGTAAAGTAAGTTTCACACTTCCAATATGTCGACGCAATTCGGTTGATGGAAATATAATGATCGTAAAGCAGTTTGAACTCTTGCGTAATCAATCTCAAGGGTTTTTAGGTAAAGCCGCTCAACGTGGACAATTCTCTTCTAACCCGAAAGTTCTGTATTCGTGGGGTATAGGTGTTGTTCCTCTTGTATGGTACGTTACGAAATGTGAATTTCAACATACTGCTAATATGGTCAATGCAATTGGAATTCCGCAACATACGCTTATTGATATTGAACTTGTTCTGGACGAGACTGACCCATTATATGCGGCTGAAGAACAGTTTCGCAATGTCGCCGCTGTCTTAGGTGGAATTGAATCTGTTTTTGCTATTGCTCTAAAATCATTCGGAGGTAATCCGTTTTGAGGTATAACAATTCTGAAAATATATCGTTTACCGATGCTGATGGAAATACCGTTTCAATAAAAGCTATTCTGCCCATCGTTGCAAAAGCTGATACGGTAACAAAAGTAGAATGTAATTCAAATACTTCGTTAGAGGAAATAGCGTCCCGTGATTTTATTTATGGAGCTGGTTCGGAATCTTCGTCGTATAAGATTTTTGATGAAAATGTTATCGAGCTTGTCGATGCACGTTTCGATATGGGAAAGATTAGAACATTGAGGGTACCGACGTGAGCCTAGCATTGTACAATCACGATGGTACATGGTTCAAAGTAACGTCAAAAGATGTAAACCTAGAAACGGTAATGACGCCAGATGTTATGAGTCTATCCATAACAGAAGAAATGGCTAAAATGGATTCAGGGACTATTCAACTTCTTGACCGAAATAATATTTATTCCCGTATCTTACGTCCGGGAGTGAAGATGTATATATCCTGGGGAACGAGACTCGGACAACCAAATGCAAGTCAACGGAATCCGATTGAAGTTATGATTAACTCTCCTTCAGGCGGTGGTGATGGCGGTGGTCGTATTACGTTCAATTGCTCATTTATGGCTCTTCAATCGCGTGGAAGCCAGCTTATCAAATGGTATGAAACGGGAACGAAAGCGGATGTAATAGCCGAAGTAATGGACAGAATCGGGATACTTCCATCTAATAGAGAAATCAACTTCGCACGCGGGAGTGAGGGAATCACTTCAGGAACGAAAATATGTCAAAATGAATCTGACTTCCGATTCCTCGTAAAATATGCCGATGAATGGCGCGCGGCTTTCAGAACTGGAACCGATCAAAAAGGAAATCAAATCGCGTGTTTTGTCGATTATGCGAAACTAAAAACATCTGACTTTGTGAAAAAGATGACAGGTTCAGGTTCAACGCATTTTGAATATGGCAATGGG